CTCTCAGGATCACAACAAATCACAGATTTAGGATTTATTTCTTCTACATCAAGTGGATCTGTTGCATTCTCTGGTTCAACATCTTTTGAGGGAGATACTTCATTTACTGGATCTACAACAATGTTAGGTTCATTAACTGTAATAGATAACCAAGGATTTAGAGTAGAGGGTAATACAGTTTTAACTGGTAGTAACCTTTTCCAGGGTAATACTATAATCGAAGGTAATAGTTTTAAAGTTAACGCAACATCGTCCTTTACAGATAATGTTGATATTTCTGGTAGTTTAACAGTTACCGAAGGAATTACAGGATCACTTCATGGTACATCTTCTGTATCATTAGATAGTTTATTATTTGATGGTAAAGATTCAGCTACATTTGCAACAACAGGTTCAAATGATTTTAAAGCAAGTCAATATATTAGTGGATCAGTAGTAATTGCTCCATCTACAGACCCAGGAACTAGTAACTTAAACGCTACTTATCTATTTACCTCCGCTTCTAACTTTAGTGAAGATGAATGTGATTTCTACTACAGAAATAAAGGTACATTATGGGACCAAGAATGGATTGAATATGGAGTAGGATCAGGACTTATCTATGGTGGTGTTGTAACTTTTAGTGGTACAAATTTATATGTTAGCCCAGGTGGTGGTATAGTAGTAAACTATAACGCTGAAACTGGTTCTGCTAATGCTGTAGTACCTACACAGGTTAAATGGGGTCCAATTACTTCAAGTGCTACTTATTTAACTTCATCTCAATACTCACATTTGTATATAGATGAAAATGGAGATCTACAACAACAAGTAGAAGACTTTACTACTTTACAATATTTAGAAAAAATCCCATTAGGTACTTTAGGTCACTTAACCAATACTTATATTGATGCATTTGGTGAAGAAAAACAAACAACATATGCTGGACCAGCTCAAGCTAACCAGTTTATTAGAGCATTTGGTCCTTTAAAACAACAAGGATATGATATATCTGCTGTTGGTTCTTCTTTAGGATTTAGTACTTCAACAGGTATTACCTTTAAATTAGGAGGATTCTATTCTAAAGATCCAAATAACCCTAGTATCTATGATACCCCATCTTTAGATTCAACAGGTAAAACAGTTAGAGTACATAAATCAGGTAGTGAGTTTGTTGGTGATATTAATGCTGGCAACTTTTATGATACAATTGATCCAACTAAATATGATGATGGAACTGGTACATTAGTTAACATAAGTGGTTCAACAACTACAGTACAAAGAGTATTTGTAGGACCTACTAGTGAAAGATTCTATGTATACTATGGTCAAGAAACTTATGATAGTTTAGCTACTGCCATAAATAAATTAGCTACAGAACAATTTACTGAATCACTTACTACTTCAAAATCATTAACTTTTATTGGTTATTTAGTAGTTCAAGCCGATGCAACTGATTTAAGTGATAGTTCTCAAGCCAACCTTATTAATGCTGGTTTATTTAGAAATACAGTTGGTGGATCAGGAGGTGCAACTTCAACTAGTAGTAATTTAGGAGAAATTACAGATGTTAATATCAATGCTCCTGCCACAAGACAATACTTAGAATATGATGCGGGTGTTTGGAGAAATAGTACTATCCAATATGATGATATTAATTCATCAGGAGCAGGAATTATTTCCTCCTCAGCTCAGTTAGAATCTTTAGGAGTAACTGTAGCAAGTGGTAATACTACAACATTTGACAATGATGTAACAATTAATGGTAGTGATCTTTCAGTAATAGGAAGTTCTGAATTTGATGGTCCTGTTTATGGTAAAGTTATTACTACATCAATTACCTATTCTGGTTTATGGGCTGGTATGGTTGCAGCAGGTGAAGGTAATTTCTTCCAAACTACACTAAAACCCGACATCATTAACCTTGGTATTAGTGGTGGATCTCCAGGTCAAACAATTAATGTAAAAATCACCCAATCTCCAACCAGTCCAGGTACTATTAGTTGGAATAGTAGTATTAAATTCCCAGATGGGTTTGATAGTGCAGCTTCAACTGGAGCTAATGATATAGATGTATTTACATTTGTAACTTGGGATGGTAATAATTGGTATGCAACTGGTTTAAAAAACTTCTCATAATATGGCTTTATTTACACCAACCGCATATTGGGGGGAAGCATCTACACCAGTACCTCCAGCTTTTTCTCCTACTAGTATCCCTAATTTAGCAGGATGGTATGATGCTAGTGATACTACCAGTTATATAAAAAACGGATCAACAATAACTGGAATTAGCTCACAAGGTAATTATGGTGATAATTTAGGTGTAATAGGTAATAATAGCCCAGTAACAGGAACTCAACAAAATGGTTTAGATTGTTTATATTTTGGGGGTAGTACTGCTTTTGAAAATAGTAGCACAGACGTTTTAGTTAGTAGTGGTGGTTACCACTTTGGTGTAGGAGTATTTAGACCTATGACCGTTAATGCTTCTAAAGATTCTTTATGGAGTTTAGATTCTTATCGAGGTTATGCTGTTTCTTCTAATGCTTCAACCCAATTTTGGGGAGAAGTAGATTTAGGAAATGGAGTAGGGAGTAATGGGGCATTAGGACCCATTAGTACTGTAAATAGAGAGAATACTTGGATTATATACACTGTGACATTTTCCTACGAGATGGGATGGAGACGTATAAGACATTTTTTAAATGGTGATGGTTTTGGTTACTCTTCCAACCAAGTGATGACTTACCTTAGTAGCTTATCAACTAGTCAAAAATTATGTATAATGGCTAACCGGGGTGGTAATAAAAAACTAGCAGGACGTTTTGGGGAACTACTATTATTTAATGGTGATCCTAGTGCTTTTTGGGATAGTTGGAGATATAGTCGAATAGCAGAAGGATATTTAGCTTGGAAATGGGGATTACAGGGCAACCTACCCTCTGGACATCCATATAAAAATTCTGCCCCATAATTATCTATTATTACTTAAATAAGGTTTTTTAATATTTATAACAAAAATTATGGCGAATATCCCTATCTGGCCTGGTTCAAGCTCATTTACAACAGGATCAACCCCTTTTGGGTTTTATGATACTGATGTTGAATTTCAAGTTGATGCTGATAAAGTTTCTAACTTTTGTGCCCGTCGATTAGGTTATCCTTTAGTAGAAGTAGAATTACAAGATATTTCATTTTACGCTGCATTTGAGGAAGCAATTACTACTTATGGTAATGAATTATATGCTTATAAAATTAGGGATAATCAATTATCTTTAGAGGGAGCATCAACCGATGAAACTATTAATGATGCTATAATTACTCCAAGCTTTGAACCTATTGTTAAACTAACAGAACAATATGGAGCAGAAGCAGGTACAGGAGGAAATGTTCCATACTATAAGGGTTCAATCCCACTCACTGGCTCAGTACAAGATTATGATTTAAAACAATGGGCTAAAAATGAAGGAATAACAGGAAGTATTGAAATTAAAAGAGTATTTTATCAATCAACTCCTGCTATTGTAAAATATTTTGACCCATATTCTGGTACAGGATTTGGATATCAATCATTATTTGATAGTTTTGGATTCGGTGGTATGAGTCCTGCTATTAATTATTTAATGATGCCCCTAAACTATGATTTACAAACAATTCAAGCTATTGAATTAAACCAACAAATTCGTAGATCAAATTATAGTTTTGAAATCAAAGATAATAATGTTAGATTATTCCCAATCCCAACAACGGGCAGTGCTAATCTACATTTTGAATACATTAAAAGAGATGAAAGAATAGAAAGTAGTATTAGTAATATTCCAAATAAAGTTTCTAACGTATCAAATACTCCTTATACAAACCCAACATATTCTAAAGTTAATTCAGTTGGTAGACAATGGGTATTTGAATACACTTTAGCATTAGCTAAAGAAATGTTAGGATATGTAAGAGGTAAATATGCTAGTATTCCAATTCCAAACGCAGACGTACAATTAAATCAAAGTGATTTATTAACAGCTGCTACAGCGGAAAAAACAACATTAATAGAAAGATTAAGAGGATATTTTGATGATACCTCACGAAAGGCTTTACTAGAAAGAAGAGCGGCTGAGGCTGAGGCTGCAAATGTCGAGTTGAAAGCTGTTCCTTACACTATATACATCGGTTAATATGGCAATGTTTGGCAGCTCCAGAGATGTGAGCTTAATAAGAGGATTAAATAGAGAGTTGATGGGTAATATCATTACCCAACAAGCATCTTTCTACAAATATAAGCTTGAAGAAACTAGAACAAATATCTATGGTGAAGCTGCTGGAAACAAATATTTTGATGGTCCTTTTATCTTTAATTGTTTAATTAATAGAGGAGATCAAGAATTTCCTGAAAGTGGAGAAGGTATTGGGTTTAACCAACCTATTACCTTTGCATTTTTAAGAGTTGATTTAGTAGATGCTAATTACGTAGCTGAGGTAGGAGATATTATCTTATACCAAGAGGGATACTATGAAGTAGATGGTATTGTAAGTAATCAATATTTTGTAGGTAAAAACCCAGATTACCCAAACAACACAAACCCACTAAATCCAGGGTTAGAAAAGTTTGGAGCTAACCATTCTATTGTTTGTTCAACTCATTACGTTCCTTCGGATAAGTATAATCTTAGTCCGTACAAAGAAAGATTCTAATTATGGCAGATAAACCTTTAACTAGATCACAAGCATACGAAAGAGCATTTAATAATGCTAATGGAAGATATCCTGCTGTCCCTAATGCCCCTACATCTAAAAGAAATTTTAAACCAAGACCTGAATCACAAGAAGAAATTTCTAGAGGTAAACAAGAACCTTATGAATTAGCAAATTTGACAAACCCTAATGAGGCGGCAAATGCTAATCAAAAAGCAACAAATATAGACTTTAATAGGTCTACTAAAATCTCATCTAAAGGAGATAAATCCAAATCCTTTTCAATTGGTATTCAAGATTTAGATGAAGCAGTGTTTTATTATTTTAATAACGTAATTAAACCATTTGTATATCAAAATAACCAACGAACACAAGTCCCAGTAATATATGCTTCCCCTGAAAGATGGAAATCATATCAAAAGGATGGGTATTATAGAGATAAAGGAGGTAAAATTATGTTACCTATTATTTATTTATCCCGTAATTCTATAACTAAAGATAGAAGTGTAACAGCTAAGGTTGATTCAAACTCTCCACATTTATATGCCAATTTAAAACAAGGATATAATAGCACAAATGGGTATTCTAATTTTAATGTATTAAACAATAGAAAACCAGTAATACAATCTCAAACAGTAGTAGTACCTGATTTTGTAACATTAGAATATAGTTGTAATATTCAAACTTACTATATGGAGCAACTTAATAAAATTATTGAAGCAGTAGAATATGCTTCTGATTCATATTGGGGTGATCCTGAACGTTTTAAATTTAGAGCATTTATTGATACAATCAATACCTCAACCGAATTAACTGTAGGTCAAGAAAGACTTGTTAAAGGTAGCTTTGATTTGCGACTAAGAGGTCATATCATACCTGAGACACTTCAAAAAGACTTAAATGCTACTAGAAGATTTAATTCTAAAGCTAAAATATCAATTGGCACTGAAGTAGTTACAAACCTTAATGATTTAAATACATAATTATATATTTATTACTATAAATTAATTTGAAAATGGATAAAAAAGTTTTAACAAAAGAAGAGTTAGATACTCTTAAAGGGTTTCAAGATCAAGAAAATAATATAGTTTTTAGTTTTGGTCAAATTGAATATCAAATCTCTAGTTTAGAAACGCAAAAAGACGATTTAATCGAGGCTAAACAAGCATTTGAACAAAAAAGAATAGAATTTGCTAAAGTTCTAACCGAGAAATATGGAGATGGAAACATCAATTTAGAAAATGGGGAAATATCACCCACTTCTTAATTTTTCGAAAAGCTCTTTAGTATTTATAACAAAATACAATACTAAATACATCATCCCAAAATGGCAGAAACATTAATATCACCAGGCGTATTAGCAAGAGAAAATGATCAATCATTTATCACTTCTCAACCCGTAACAGTCGGAGCAGCTATTATTGGACCTACCGTAAAAGGCCCTGTTGAAATCCCAACTGTAGTTACTTCATATAGTGATTTTACCAGTCGATTTGGTTCTACCCTTCAAAGTGGGAGCCAAACATATAGTTATCTAACCTCAGTATCAGTAAATAACTACTTCCAAAATGGAGGAGAAAGTTTGCTAGTCACTAGAGTTACATCAGGATCATTTGAACCTGCTGTAAACAGTCCAGTATTATGTAATGTAGAGCCTGATTCAAAAGATGGTCCTTTTGTATTAGAAACATTATCTGAGGGAGAAATGATGAATAACTTACCTAATACTTACGTATTAGATGGTTATGTTTCAGCTTCATATATTGAAAGTTTCGCTGAAATCCTACCAAACGGTGCTTTGGCTTCAGGATCTAGTGATAACATTCGTTGGGAAATTCCAACAGTTAATACTGAAAGTGGAACATTTAGTTTATTGATCCGTAGAGGTGATGATAATGGTAGAGAAAAAGTAATTTTAGAAACTTACCAAAATTTAAGTTTAGACCCAAATTCATCTAATTATATTGAATCTGTAATTGGTAACTCTACTAAAAATATCCAAACAGATGGATCAGAATCTTACATTCAAAGTAGTGGTACTTATAGTAATAAATCACGTTACGTAAGAGTAAAACAAGTAAATTATCCAACACCCGACTATTTTGACAACGCAGGAGCTGTAAAATCTGAATATACTGCTTCTTTACCAGTTGTTCAATCTGGTTCATTCTATGGTGGTCAAGGTAAATTATTCTATGGTGGTGGAGCTGCATTTAATGAAAATATTATCTCAAACGATAATGTACAAGGAATACAAGCATCAGATTACAACACCGCTATTGCATTATTAGGAAATAAAGATGAATATCGCTTTAATGTAATTACTGCTCCTGGTCTAACAGCTCAAGATTCTACTTTACAAGTTACTCGTTTAGTTAACTTAGCAATTGCTAGAACTGATTGTTTAGCTGTAATAGATTTAGTACGTTATGGAGCTCAAACAGCAACAGTAACTGAAAAAGGTACTTTATACAATTCAAGTTATGCTGCTACTTATTGGCCATGGGCTCAAGTAATTGACCCAGGAACAGGTAAGTTAATTTGGTCACCTGCTTCCGCGTTAATTCCTGGAGTATATGCGTTTACAGACGCGTCAAGTGATTCTTGGTTCGCACCCGCTGGCTTAACTAGAGGTGGCTTAGATAGCGTAGTTCAAGTAGAAAGAAAATTACCAACAGGTACTAGAGATACATTATACGAAGCTAATATTAACCCATTAGCTACATTCCCACAAGCTGGAGTTGTAGTATTTGGACAAAAGACACTACAGAAAAAATCAAGTTCTTTAGATCGTATTAATGTTCGTAGATTGTTAATTTCACTTAAGAGTTATATTTCTCAAATTGCAGACACATTAGTATTTGAACAAAATACTATTGCTACAAGAAATAGTTTCTTAACACAAGTTAACCCATATCTAGAATCGGTACAACAACGTCAAGGATTGTATTCTTTCAAAGTAGTAATGGATGATACTAATAATACAGCAGATGTAGTAGATAGAAATGAACTAATTGGTCAAATTTATCTCCAACCAACACGTACAGCTGAGTTTATTATTTTAGATTTCAACGTATTACCAACTGGAGCTACATTTCCTGTATAAAAATATAAGAAAAAAATATTTATAATAAAATAAATACACAAAATGGCAATATTAGATACTAACGAAATGTTCTTCACAGCATTTGAACCTAAACAACAAAATAGGTTTGTGATGTATATGGATGGTTTCCCTTCTTATATCGTTAAAGGTGTTAGTGGTATCTCAGTTTCACAGGAAACTGTAGAATTAAACCACATCAACCTTAAAAGATATGTAAAAGGAAAAACAACATGGGGAACTATTGATTTTACTTTACATGACCCAATCACCCCTTCAGGAGCACAAGCAGTAATGGAGTGGGTTCGTCTACACCATGAATCAGTAACTGGTAGAAACGGTTATTCTGATTTTTATAAAAAAGACCTAACTTTTAATGTATTAGGTCCTGTAGGTGATATTGTATCAGAATGGATTATCAAAGGTGCTTTGATTACTAGTGCTAATTTTGGCGAGTACAGCTACGATAACGAATCAGCAGCACAATCAATTTCCATGACAGTACAACCAGATTATTGTGTATTAAACTTTTAAGATTACCCACCCTTATATTTCCTCCAAAAAGGAGCTTGGCTTTTGTCAGGCTCTTTTTTATATTGATATTTATTATAGAATAAAAAGTTATTATTAAATAAAGATTATGTCAGAATTTAAACTCCCTACCGAAACAGTAAGTTTACCATCTAAAGGATTATTATATCCTGAAAACAATCCTTTATCTAGCGGTAAGATTGAAATGAAGTATATGACTGCTAAGGAAGAAGATATTTTAACCAATCAATCTTATATAGCAGATGGGACAGTATTTGATAGACTATTTAAATCCTTAATAGTTTCAGATGTCAACTATGATGATTTATGAGTAGGTTACAAAAATGCTGTATTAGTAGCTGCTCGTATTTTAGGATATGGTAAAGATTATAAATTT